ATCCGGCGGGATGTTGGTGCTGTCGCGGAGGGACGTCGAGTCGCTGCTCGACTTGGAGGCGCTGGTCGACGCGGTGGCCGCGGCGATGGCCGCGCTGAGCACGGGGCGAGCGTCGGTGCCGCCCAGCCAGTCCTGGGAGACCGGGATCAGCGCCTCGGGCAGCTTCAGATCGGCGAAGGTGCGCCGGATGAGCAGCGAGTGGACCGGGTAGACGTCGACCCACTCGAGCGCGGCCATGAGCAGCGTGAACGATTTGCCGCCGCCGGCGGCGCCGCCGTAGAGCATTTCTCGAGCCGGATGCAGGATGGCCGCCGCCTGCTTCGGCTCCGGGAAGACCGGGATATACGGGTGCTTACGCAGGCGCTCCAGGCGCCACGCCGCCGTGCGAATTGAGCTCTCGGAGAACGTTGGCGACGTACTCAGGGGCGAGCTCCTCGGGCTTGCTGGTGTGTGTTACCTCGCCCGTGTGCTGGATTGCGACCGAGGACTGGCGGCGGAAGGTGTGGTTTCGCCGAGCCTCCAGCCAGAGCCTCTGCTTGGCGGGGTGCACCCGCTTCACCAGCATCGGCACCATCACAACCCCGTCCGGACCGACCACCGGCCGTCCTTGGTCGTCGAGCAGCGGAGTGGTGACTACCTTTCCCGCGGAAACCACCGGTTCGAGCTCGCCCTCGGTGATGTTGCGCAGCAGCTCGGCCTCGACCTCGTCGCCGACGACCTCCCAGGCCACCGACCAGGCGGCCCTGAAGAACTCGTCGTCCTTCTCCCAGGCGTAGGGAGCGGAGCGGTGCAGGCCCACCGCGCGGCAGGCCTCCGACACCGTGCGGACCTTCTCGAAGGCGGCCAGGAAGGCGCGCTTGCGGGCGACCGTGAGCGGGTTACCGCTCAGGTGGTTCTCGGGCGGATCCGGGGCCTCTAGCTCCTCGGGTGGTTCGGCATGATGCCCGTTCTGGCCGTTGCTGGCGCTCACTTCTATTCCTCTGCGACGGGGAGCGCGTTGGACGGCTCAGGCAGGGCCGCGCCCACCCCAGCCAGGATGAAGCGCGCGGCCTCTGCAAGGACAGCGTAGGCGATCAGTACGCCCAGGGCGCCGCGGAGACCGAGGACCAGGTAGGCGACGGCCAGCAGCGCACTGACTCGGCGCACCGCCCTCATTCGGTGAGGCGGCCGTTGTCGTCGAGGACGTCCGCCGCCTCTCGCAGCTGGGCTGCGGCGCGCGCCTGAGCTCGCCGCTGAGCGACGGGATCGGCCTCGATCTTCGCCTGCGTGAACTCGGCGATGCCTCCGCTGAGCAGGTTGCTGACCTTGCGCTGGCGTTCCTCGTCCACGCCTACCTGCCGTTCGCCTTGGTCTCGATCTTGGCCTTGGGGCGGGTGGCACGACGCTTCGCGGTGCAGGCTGGGCAGACCCGGACGGGGGCATACAGCCCGAGACCGTGCCCGAGCTCGCGCTGACCGATCACCTCACCCTCGTCCAGGGCGAGCCACTCGCCGCAGCCACCATCGCAGGGGGTCAGGAGGGGGAGGTCTTTCTTCAGTTCGTGCGCCATGTCGCTTCTCCTATGCCCGGCCCGGCATCACAACGAACGCCTCGGGGTGACTCGGTCCGGCGTCCCAGCGGTGGACGAGCCGGATCTGGGCCTGCGCATTCGCCATGCCCTGACCCTCTTCGGTGATGTCGAAGCCGAGGGTCAGGCAGTCGAAGAGCACGTAGTTGACCCAGCTCCCGAAGATGATGTTGGAGAGGTCGCTCGAGGTGCCCTTCACGATGTTGATGGGCAGCACGACGTCGGTCACCATTTTCCAGTTGCGGATTCCGATGAAGCCGCCGGAGGCCTCCAGGTCCTGGGGCCAGATAGGCCGGCTGCTGCTGTCGAGGATGGCCTGAATGCTCTTGATCGACCGCATGTTGGCCACCACACCGTCGACGATGGCTTGTCCGGTGGTGACGTTGGTGTTGGTCGAAAGGTGCTCGGCCTGGTACTTGGCCCCGATGTAGTCGGTGTAGGCGGGGGTGGCACCGTTGCCGGAGTCACCCGCCGGCGTAAAGGTCCCCACCTGCGACAGCTGCGGACCCACGGTGTTGGCGGAGGTGATGCCGGTCGGGTTGTTGCCACCGATGCCCTGGAAGGCCTGCACGTCGCGGTCCACGGCCATGGAGCGGGCGCCTTCCTCGCGAAGCAGCTGGTCGTTGAAGGTGGGCGCGTCGCGCATGAGCTCGATACCGGCGTTGATAAGAATCACCGCCTTGCGGGCGGTGTAGCTGAGCTGGCCGAACTTGTACTGGGTGGCGGTCGGCGCATTGTTCTCGCCGGGGTAGGAGACCGTGACGTCGAGGGCCGTCTTGGGGATGTGGAGGCCTCGGACGGGGACGTTGAAGCGCGTCACCGGCAGGCGGTCGAGGGCCGAGATGGAGGTCAAGATCTGGAAGTACTGCGAGCTCCAGAGTTCGGGGGCCAAGAAGCCACCGTCGATGCCCGACACAGCGTCACCCATGGCCTTGGTCTGGCCGACCAAGTAGCCAGGCTCGTCGCCTCGCTCCGGCACGACGCCGTCGGGGAGCTTGAAGCTGATCTCCTGCAGCGCGTCGATGTACTTGCGCTCCCAGGGCGCGTACTTTGTCCAGCGCCCGAGGTTGTACTTGGCGCCCGTCTCCCGCTTCGACATCAGCATCGCGTAGCAGGCGCGGGAGACGCTGAAGTTGTCGGCGTCGCCGAGCGGGAACTTGTTGATGTGGAAGGCCACGTCGCTGTTCGTGCGGTCGATGCCAGACGGGAGGTATCCCTTCTGCCAGACGCGCGGGGTGGGCTTCTTGGTCTCGACGCTCATCGGATGCTCCAGGGGATCGCCGTCAATGCGGCGTCAGAAGAGCTGGGAGGCGGCTGAGAGCTCGGCGACGACCGCGAGCTCCAGGTCGCTCAGGGTGCCCTCGTTGTGTACGTGGTGGTCGGCGCGGATGGCGCCCTGCTCACGCTCGGAGGGGTGGTCGTCGCCGTGATGGTTGGGTCTGACGACGCGCCAGATGGTGCCGCCGTGCTCACGCACCCAGGCGGCCTCGTTGAGGAAGCGGACGTCGGTGATGACGGCCAGCTCGTGGCGCGCGAGCGTCCGCTCCGCGGCGATGAGCCAGGCATCGTCGGCGATGTTCTCGCGGACCCCTTCGGTGCCCAGGACCTGGAGTAGCCGCCGACCCTGCAGCATTCCGCAGGCTAGGCAGTGGCCGCGGTCCTCCTTACTCCCGTCCCAGCCGATCGCGGCGGCGATCTGCTTCAGAGGGTCCGCGAAGGCCATGCGTTCGTATCCATGGCGGGCCAGGATCTCGGCGACCGAGTCCTTGCCGGCGCCCTTGTGGCCGGTGAGACCTATGAGCCTCTTCACCGCCCCTCGGCGAGACGCTCGGCGAGACGCTCCGGCAAGCCGGCGGCGAGGACGGCCTTCTGCGCGCCGACCACCCGATAGGTGAGGCGGCGGAACGTGAAGGTCTTGGCGGCCTGGTCCCAGATGCCGTAGCTGGCCTTGGGGTTTCCGTCGCGCGGCTGGCCCACGCTGCCGGGGTTGACCAGCATCCGGCCCGACGCCAGATCGACAACCAAGCCAGGCCGGTAGGTGTGCGTCAGCCTCACGTTCGGCCGCTCGCCCTCGAGCTGGAAGACACCGGGGATGTGGGTGTGGCCGTGAAACGCGAAGCCGGCGCCGACCATCTGCAGGCTGCCGATCGCGGTCACGCCGTCGGCGATGTACTCGTCCGGATCCCGGAGGCTGCCGTGACAAAGCCAGGCGCCCTCGAAGGTGAGCGACTCGTCTGGCAGGCTGGCCAGCCACGCCAGGCTGCTCGCATTGAGTTGGCGTCGACACCAGCGAATAGCCTCGCCGGCCGTCCCGTTGAACCAGGAGTCGGCGCTCGCGTCGTGGGCAGCGCGATCGTGGTTGCCCTTGACGGTCAGCTTGGAGCCCGCGCGCACTGCATCGAGGCAGTAGGCCGGGTCGGCGTTGTAGCCGACAACGTCGCCGAGGCAGATGAACCCTTGGACCTTCTGCTTCTCCATGTCCGCCAGGACGGCGTCGAGCGCCTGCCGGTTGGAGTGAATGTCCGAGAGGACGGCCAGCCGGCTCACCCGCAGGCCACCTCATCGCTGGTGTCGCGGTCTGCGCGGAGGCTCTCGACCAGCGCCAAGAAGCGGGGGTTGCCCTCCATGACGAGCACCTCCTTGCCCGGCGTCCAGCCCGGCAGAGCAGGGGCCTTGGTTGCACCCGGTTCGAGGGCGACCATGGCGCGGCGATAGTCGGAGAGGATGGTCCCGCATCGACTACAGCCCTGAACGCCACCGGCATTCGGGCCGGCGATATGGATCACTGCCAGTGGCTCGTTCATCGGTTGCAGCAGGCCCGGCCGTGTGAACAGTTCCGGCAGTAGCCGTCGGTGTAGGCCTTGTAACGACCACAGCTCTGCGGCGGGTGGACGTGGGTGTGGACCACGCCGCGGCGGTCGTCTTCGGTCTCGCGCATCCGGGGCAGCCGGCCCCGTTGGCGCCGGTTGCAGGCACCGCAGATGCAGGGCGGACGCTTGGACCGCTTCTTGCGCCCGGCGTCGCTGACGGTCGGATCCCCGCCGACCATCAGCTGGCCCGTGCCTCATCGAAGGCCTTGCAGGCGAGGGGCAGGCCATCAGCCTGCGGGATGAACCCGTACGGCGCGCGCTGCTGGCACCGGTCGAGGTCGTACGGCTGGCGGCAGCGACAGGTGACCTGGACCGGGTCCTGATCGGGCAGTTCGTCAAAGGACTCGCGCTCGCCCTGCACTACGCCGCCGCGGGCGTCGATCCGGTCCATGTCGTCCGCCAGAGAGGGCAGCCGCAGTGAATGGAAGTCGTTGGCGCCCGAGGCGTACGGGGTGGCCACCGGATGGCCGCCCGTCTGCAGGATGAGCAGTGCCTCGCAGCCCGAACACCACGGCTGTCCCACCGCCATCGGGTGCAGGTCTCGAACTTCGCCGAGTGATGGGTGCGCCCGCAGCGGGTGCAGCTCCGCGGCGAGCCCTTACGCGGGCCCCGGTACTGGCTCACCGACAGCACTCGCCGTCGCACTCGTCACCGGGGTCGCCGGTGGCTGGCCTTGGCCTGACCCAGACATCGATGCGTGGCACGTCCAGCTGCTCACCCACGCGCGGCCACCACCAGGTCCTTGGTGCGGACTTTCAGGATCCGCGGCTCGGGTGGCTTCGGCGCCGCGGCGTCGACCTCGTCGAGCAGGATCTTGCCCACCCGCGCGGCCTCAGCGATCCCCAGCAGCTTCTCGAGCTTGCGGCGCGCACGCTGGGCAGCGATCCGGATCGGCTCGACGCTGGTGGGAATGCCGCGCTGTTGGTAGCGGAAGCGCTTCTTGTGGAGTTCGCTGAGGCGGGCGAGCTCCGGGGCTATCTCCTCGCGACCCAGGCAGAGTAAGCAGACCCGGTCCCGGCTTTCGGCGGCCGTGGTGGTATTGCCGCACCGGCGGCACCCCAGCAGAATCGGCAACGGCTACTCTTCGCCGGAGCTCGGTTTGGGAGGCTCATCACGAACGGCCATCATTTCGACCACCCAGCCCGGCACCGCATTCTTGAGCTTGTCGCCAGCCGTAGTTGGGTTCAGCACGTAGGCGGCCACTGCGCAGGTCTGCCAGACCCACATCCCGAAGGCGGTGAAGAGCATGCCCGGGGTGTGGAGGATGTCAATGACGCAGGCCGTGAAGATCTTGAGCAGGTTGCCAGGCAGGTGGAGCAGGGACGCGATCGCCTCGGCGGTGTTCTTGACGGCTTCGCCGAAGATGCCGACGGTGATCTGGATCCACGCTCGCAGCAGCAGCTGGCGCTTGCTCAATGGCTGTTCTCCGATTCAAGGGCGTTGACGGCGGACGGCGAGGTCGATGCGGTCATCGAAGCGCCACTCGGCCTCGCACTTCCAGACCTGGACGATCAGGTCCTCAAGTTGCTGACGCAGCCAAGGGCTCAGATCATCGCGGGCGGTGAACCGCGGATCCGCGGCGCTGATGCGGGGGCCCGGGTCGTGGGTCATCACCGCGCTCGATTGAGGTGCTCAGCGACCTTCCGATTGGCGCGCTCCACCGAGACCTCCACGCTCCGCCGGCGCAGCCAGTAGTGGCCCCAGGTGCCGTAGAGTTCCCAGCCGAAGAGCAGGGCGGCGATCGCCAGCGCGATCCAGTGCCACTTCTCAGCCAGTTGCTGGTTGCTCTGTGTGGTCATCAGTCGTGCCACCGACCTGCGTAGTGGTGGATGAACAGCAGCACGGCCAAGGAGGCGAGCCCGACCCAGGTGCCGGCGTTCATGGCTGATCTCCGTAGTTCGGATCAGGCGCCGGCAGCGGGTCGTGAAGCTCGGACTGCAGGAGTTCCTTCCGAGCCTCGGCCTGCTGCTCCTGGACGTCGGTGGCGTCGCCGTAACGGAAGCAATGGAACTCGGTGTTGGTGGTCTTGTAGCCGACTACCGCGACGTAGAGATCGGCGTCGGCTGGGCAGCGAGGGACGACTACCTGGGGCGGCGGAACGTCGTACCAGAACCACCAGACC